ACGCAGAGCGGGGGCGCGGGGGCTAGTGCGCGCCCAGTGGAGTTGCCAACTCCGGCAAAGAACGTGACGTCCTCTGTCCCGTCGCGGTAGGCCGGACCCACCACGCGGAGGCCCTCGAGCTCGCTCGGCTTGCGGGTGTATGACAGCGCGCTCCTCAAGCGGCAGCATTCACCCGGGTCGAGCCCGAGTTCGATCTCGGTGATTGCGTCGGTCACCTCGACCATGTGAAACGGGATGGACGAGGAGGCGGCCTTCTTCAGCTTGAACGCGTCATCGCCAGTGGCGTTGTCGCGGTCGCGCTTTGAGAGCTCACCCACCCTGTACGCCCGTTTCATCGCGCTGGCCGCCGCATAGAGGAGAGTGTACTCATCCTCAAGCGAAAGCACGGCGTCGATCTTGTAGCGCATGCCAAGCGCTACGTCGCTGTGGGTGGTGACCGGCAGTCCGGCGAGGGCACGCTTCTGGCAGGGGATTGACCCTGCCATCATCGTGCCGCCGTAGTGCCATCGCGAGAGGTATTGCGCTGCTGGCAGCTGTCCCTTCGCGCAAGGGTTTGACAGAGTTCCGTTCGTGTTAACGAACTCCTCAATCTTGACCTTGAGTCCCAAACCATCAGCGGTGGCCGCGTACGGAATCTCCACTATGCGATTCGTAAGCGCCCACCGACGGGCCTTAAGCCCGTCATCGCCGTAAGCCGCGCCGAGGAGGGCGGGGTTCAGGCGAATGACCGAATCAGGCACCCCGGCACGGCGGACGCACACGTAGTCGTATGCGAAGTGTCCGTTCGTACCCTTCAGGTGCGTGTTCGGCGCGCCGGTCACGATGTCGGTGTCCGTCTCCCACTCGTACTTGTGGGGTTGGCAACTGTCGTTGCTCTCGACGAAACCCCGCGCCTTGAGGTTGGTCGTGGCAGACAGTGCCGACGTGCACGCCTTGTGGTACTGCGCCTTGAAGCTGTTGGCGACTATCTCAGCGTCGACAGCTTCCAGTGCAGCACTGAAGGTGGAATCGTATCCAGCGAAGTCCGTGCCAATGATGTTTGACACGTGGGGCTCGTACGGGTCTCGACCGGAGTTGCGCTCGATCTCACACATGAGATCGTGCACCACCACGTCGGTGCCGGGCGTGTCGAGCCCGCCGGTGTAGAAGATCTTCTTCATGCCACCGGCAGTGACTCCTTTGCCGTAGTCGCCTGGTCGTTGCGACACCTGGTAGAGGAGTTTCTGAAATGGGTAGAGCCATCGATTGCCCTCGGTGAGAGTCGCGGAGTCCACCCCCACAATGAGGCGGGGGGACTTGTTCTTCTCAGCCGCTCCCATGACAGCTTCGGACTTCGTGAACGCGGAGCCGCCGCCCACGGTGGTGTCAGGGTACCAGCTTTTGTCCCCTTGTTCCACGCGGGCCTGCTTGACTCTCGTACACGCGTAAAGCTCGATCGATTCCTCCCGCGAATACGGATCGAGCCCGTCCGGGCACTCGCTGCGCAACAAGTCGGTCATGAGCGAGACGTAGTCCTTCAGCAACACCTGAAGGTCAGCGCTCGTCTCAGTGGGCACATCGTTGTCAAGGATGCGCTCCTGAATGGCCGAAGTGACGGCGAGTGGAGTGACGGCGGCGGAAGTTGCCGGCGTCACGAGGGGCACGCCTGCGAGCGTTGCTGGTGGCTTGCAGGTGGGCCCATCGCCACGTCTGTGGTAGCATACGGGGTCGGTCAGCAGCATGGGGATGTCCCCCCGCAGCAGATCGGCGAGCATCACTGCCAACTCCTTCGGGCACTGACGCTTGTAGTATGCTCCCATCGCCTCAGAGACCGCGCCAGTCGGCGCAGACTTCGTGTCCTCGAGCAGAATCCTGAGGGATTCGAAGAGGCCGAGGTCTATGTCGACGTTCTGCGGAGAGACGAGCTCGTAAGCCACGTTCAGGACCACGCGCGTACCTTCCATTCGTTTGAGAACTAGGTAGGGTGTGCCTGACGAGCCGACGACGCGGACGGGCGGAGAGGACGTCTCGGTAAGCTGGACCATGTTGGACCAGCCTTCCGAGGCGCCGGAACGGAGCATGAGGTGCCTGTAGATGTCGGGCCCAATCCATTTGAAGCGGGTCTTCTCTACGAGCGCGAACATGATCCTGCCAACGTTGCCGGGCACCTCAGTGACCACTGTCTCGTACAGTGAGGCCATGTGGGTCTCCCAGGCGCGGTTGTTGCGCAGGATGAACTCCGTCGGGAAGGAGAGCGGTCTTTCCGTATATTCCGCCCCCCCCACGACACGCGTGGTCAACACCCCGTTGGCTCCGTAGTGAAACAAAGAGTCAGCAGTGGTGGAGACGACTCGCGTCGGCGCAGCGGTGTACCCGACGATGAGCGAGCCACAGAACCCCTCGAGCCTTTGTAGGCTGAGGAAATTGACGGTGTCGATGATAACGACCGTCGATCCGGGCACGAACTCTCCGCGAATGTCACCGCTGGACACGTCCCTCCAGTTGTAGTAGGGACGGTCGCCATACCCGAACATTTGAAGTTCCTTCTGCGAGGGCGAGACGCAGAAGCACGGCGAGCGTGGGGTGACGTCGGCAACGACCTTGAGAAGCTTCTCGCGCGCGAGCTTGCGCTCCAGGGCAGCAGCCGGGTGGCTGTGCTCGTTGGAGGTAGCTGACTGGGCGAGCTCAAAGGCCGCTGTCTCATCGCGCGACAGTGCCATCGCGCGGCGTGCAAGCTCCAGGGGTTTGCGATCGGACGTTGCGAGGTGGTTGAGCGTCCGCGTGACAGTTTGCACGTCACGCGGCCTGCCCTGAGACCCCTCCCGTCGAACCGCAATGCAC